GAGGGGAGAGCGCGGCCTCCGGTATGTGACTGAACTGCGGAAGCCGCGCTGTCTCTATGTCTGCTACAAAAAGTTCTTTCGACTCCATCATCTTTTTAAGAGCTGATTCTGCTCGCTCTTTACTGTCGATGTAGAAGGCCGGATATTCGGTGCCGGCGAAAGTAACTTTAAATTCTTTTATCACTACTCACCTTCCATGATTTCGATTGTCCAGAAGTCTGAGCAGAGTCCTTGATCCAGAATGAAAGAGTAAGGCATTAGAAAATGTCCTTCGTAGCCGAACTCCTTACCCCAGGAATTTCTGATGATGAATACCTGCTTTTCATCGTCGTATCCTACAATCACTACAGCGTGTCCGCCGAGCAGCGGCTCATTAAGATCAGGTGTCTTAATGGTGTAGTTAGTTGCATCCAGCTCATAGAAGCTCTGATACACAGAGAAGCCGAAAGCCACTGGAAGCTTATCGGCAATGGCGGATTTGAGATCGAGAAGGTTCTGTCTTACTCTTCTGTACTTAAGCGCCTGGTGCTCTCGTGCCTCACGGAAAGCTTGCAAGGCCGGCTTGTCTGAAAACTTACTAACTATATAAGGCCAGAGCTTCTCATCGCAGATACCTTTTACATTCGCCGCTTTAATAGCAGTACGAATCATAGCGCCGGCATCATACCTTGTAGTGCCTTCCATGACTCGGGTATTGTAGTAGAGGAATAGTGCGGAAGGCTGAAAGTCTTTAGCTAGTCCATACTTGAAATCGCATATTGCGCCGACTGCCTGAGCTGTACAGGAGCCGAGATTACCCTGATCGTAGGGATCAGGGAACGAATACCTGAGATCCATCTTCGCAGGCATAGTGATAACATCCTTCAGGAGTCTGGCACTCGAGAAAATTCTATCTCTTCTGTCAGGCAGATCCGGAATCCAACCCATCTCTCTTCGTTCCATCTGATCACCTTTTAGTTAGTAAAATTAATCAGCAAAGGCGCTGGTATCTTCCTGATCACAGCTGTTGCCGCAACACTCTCTACCTTCAATCGGTTCAGGAACGGAATCAGGATCGCTGATAGCCCATTGCTTGATTGCAAATTGCAAAGAGGTTTCCAGAAGTGTGAAAGCTTCGCTCGTTTCTCTGGTGTCCCCCAAAGATAGAATCTCTTCTGCAAGAGCGTAATACTTTGCTCTCAGTCCCTTCATGTTGGCCTGAGTGTCAGGCGAGATATTACTTCTATACTTAAGAGTATCAAGCTTCTGCTGTTGACGTTCGCTAAGTTTGCTCATTTCTTTTTACCTTGTAAAAATATATTTACTTCTTTAAACAGCCAGCCGAGATACGATGAATAAAATTCATCAGCATTCACCGGATTCAATTCAAGCACTCGACAGACATTTGTTACCGCATGGGCTACCTCATGCGCTACTGTGGATCCTCCACAGTCTTTAGCAAGCCAGATCACCCCCCAATAAGGGTAGGCTGAATTCACTCCGAAGGATCCAGAGTTACCGTCTACGCCCGGCCCGACATTCTCAGGAAGTCTAAAGCCGTGAGTATCCAGCATCCACTTATAAGCGGAAAACTCAGTGCCTCCATGCTGCACGTAGAAAACAAAATGCAGGACTGGATCATTAATCTGAGTTCGTTTGATGTTAGTTTTTTTCATTAGGAGTCTCGATGCACTTCAAAGTTTTTACATCGACTGTACATTTACTCTTTTCAGAGAGTGCATACGCCTCAGGGAATAGCTTCTTCTTTATCAGTTCTATATCCGTGAACACCGGCTTAAGAATTCTATCAAGGCCGGCGTCCAGCTCTTCTTTGGTATAGAAGTCTGGTTTGTTAACCTTTAAACATCCCATCAGTTGAGACGATAAAAGCATTGTCAAAATAAGTTTTCTCATTTCTTTCTCCATTAATAAACTCTTCTGCTGTCCAGCCTGCAATCAGTTTTTTTCTGGAAGGCTGGTATCGAAGTCCATACTTTCCGCAGAACTCAGCAAAGTACACCTGAACACCCTCGTGTTGAATGCGTAGGGTGTTTCTTCGGTTCCTATTCTGTTCCTGAACCGTAGCCCATCGTGTATTGCCAGGCTCATAATTACGGTCATTATCGATGCGTTCCAGAGAGTGATCCTGAGAAGGGGCTAGTCCGACATCCGATAGGAAGTCCGAGAAACTTTCCCGCCACTTCTTACAAACCTGTATCCCCCGGCCTCCGTACTTCGGGTAGTCCCTTCCCCTTTTACAGTGGCAGCGCCACTTGATCCCGCACCACGCCTTATATTCCTTGGGATACTTCACTCTTATCTTTGTAGGTTAAAGATCCTAGAAATCTGTGATACCGTCCCAACTCTCAACAATAGCGTGCTCTCTTAGCTCCGCTTCGTTCTCTTCCGCCCAGGCTTTAAGTATCTGCGGACAGAAATCTTCGTCCATAATCCACAAAACATAGCCAGCCGGAAGCTGTTCTATCTCCGTCTGTGCGTACTTGCCGAACGGCATAACGAACATTTCATAATCAACGTCCGTATATTCTTTTTTCTTTGCCATAACATTTTCCAAGATGGACAGATTTCTTTGCCATAACATTTTCCAAGATGGACAGAAGGAGAGAAGCAAAAAGGGATGACCTGCTTCCAGTTCCTTCAGAGACGGTAAGAACTCTGATACTCCTTCTGTCCATGAAAGCGTGAGTTTTGCAGCGGATTCTATGCAAGCTTACCTCAAGAGGGAGTGCATAGTAACCTCTCACGCTTTCATGCACAGAAGGATTAACTGTGCATCTCCGTCTCTCCGGAGTGTCTATCCTGGCAATTCTTTACAGTACGGCGAAGTCCGTATCAGAGCCGGCTGCATTGACCGCCTGGATAGCTTCATCCAGGTTATCAATTACACCGCTCGGATCAGGTGCTCCACCGAATTTCACGCCATCGTCATGGACAAGCTTGATGGCCCGGAGAGAGTAGGAGAAGCCGTCAACGCCGAGGTACGGCTGAACTGTGAGTCGGCAGATCATACCAGACTCAAACATCTCTGGTGACATGCCATCGTTCAGGATCTTCCATCCCCTAGAGTGTCCGTTAGGCTCAGCATTACGAGGATTGATTACCCAATTTCCTGGGTATCCCTCGTATACCTTGCCGGTAGAGGACGCTACATCCCCATCGACAAAGATGCCGCGCTTCATTTTCTTGACCATCTCTGCAGCACGAGCACCCCAAAGATCCTGAATCATGAGCTTAGCCTGCTCTTGCATAGCTACAAGATGCTTCTTCTGTTCCTCGTAGCTCTTCGTGTGAAGCCCTTCACCTTTAGGCATTAGAAAGGCTACTCCGTACTTCGGAGTCTGGCCGTTCTGACCGGTGGGCTTATCGAGATTCACGAAGGCGAGCCGGCCGAGAGGTGTAGCAATATCCACACCGAAGATGCCACCCCACTTAGGGTTAAGAGTAAATCCGTTTGCAGTTTTATTAGACATATTATTTTCTTTTACAATTTAACAGTTCTTAAAATTCACTATCGTCGTCAAGTCCCTCCAGTAATTTACTCGCGTCAGTAAACACAAACTCTGGAGCAGGATTATCAGACGTAGTGATCTTCGGTTGCCCTTCAGGCTTAACCGTGAGCGGATTGATGATTACATCCGCTTCTTTTTTGGTGATGCTCTTTGCAGCTTGCAGAGCCTTGGTCATGTCACCGATTCCCATAAGAGGCGCTTCTTTGTAAGGGTTAATTCCATGACTGAGCAGAGTCGTTGATACCTCTGGATCATCCCTGAACTTCCGCTTAGTAACGCCTTCAACAATTATTAGACCTTCGATCTTTTCTCCGTACGCCATGCGGATAAGGAGTTCCTTATCCACTGCTGAAAAGATGGCCTTGATTTTATCTTTGAACAGATGAATCTTTGCGAGCGTATCAGATGGAGTAGTCGCAACATCGATGAACTGTACAGTTCCGAGATCCTTATTCCGTAGCACAGTAAGCTCCATCTCTTTGTCCAGGTGCTTCACGTAGGCGTTACACCGGCCTCTGAGCTTACACCATTCACAGTGATCCCCTACTTTGAACTTAGGGTTTTCTTTCTTGCTCTCAGCAATTGCCTTGGCATACCGAAGCTCAGCCCGTTCAACTTCACTCTTAGTGAAGGTGTGCTCCTTCCAGTTCGGCGCACATTCAGGCTGGTAGATAAAGGAATTGAAAACCTCTATCTGTTTTCCTTTCTCCTTTGCGAGCATGTTAAGGACAACCAGATAAAAGAGAAGCTGCTCTTCGTCCGGTAGCACTTCGATGCGGCCGAACTTGCAATCACCGACAGTGCCGACAAGCTTTCCTTTATCGTTTATGTGAAGCACAACTACATCCGCAGTGCCGCCGCAATCCAGCTCGGCCGAGTACATGAGCTTCTTCTCGATGTATATCTGCTTGCCGGTAATGAATCCCTCGAGAGTCTTTTCAAAAAACAGCGACCAGAATTCATCAGCCAGCATCGGTCCTTCTTCCGGCCAGTCCTTGATTCTGGAGTAGTCCACCGACACCGGAGTGCCATGCATGAGCTTATTAAGTTCAGCCTGTACTCGAACCTCCAGGATACCTTTATGTAGAGCTGTGCCTCGTGCAGCGGCTTTGCCTGCCTCTTCGTGCGGTAGGCCGGCTGTCTGGCTCGCCCATCCAGCACAGTTACTCCAATACTTAGCTGTCGATCCGCCGTACAAATGATGCTCTTTCTCTGGTGTAGCGACCTGGTTCATTTCAATCCTCAATCTTTACGTAAATTTTTGCTTCGGGAAGGAAGAATATTTTCTGCCCTTCCTCAGCTTCTAAAGGAGTAGGCGCCCACTCAAGTATCTCAAAGATATGAAGCTTAGGCCGGCCGGCAATGTTCCTCAGCTCTTTTAAGAACTGCGATTCTTTGTTGTCAAACTCGTTTCTCAATTGACTGTTTTTCCTTTTGCAAAATTAGCCACTGCTTTTGAAAGCGACTTACTTGCTTCTGCCATGACTCGGTTCACAACTTTAGGGTCAACGAGCAACGGAGAAACTTGTATCGAGAGCGTAGCAACCTGGAGCTGCTCACCTTCATTGCCTCCGATAAAGAGATCCACCTTCATGAATCCGTCCCAATTCGGATTATGCGCGACTTCCATTTTTCGTAGCGTTCTACATCTTAAGCAGGGGCAGCTCATGATTTTGCGCTCCCTTTACCGCCTTTGTTAAACTGACCAGCATCCAGGTAAGGCAAAAGCTTAACCTCTTTGAAGCCTAGAATCACGCCGAGGTTATACATAAAAGCGCCGGCCTTGGCGTTCCCAAAATGAATGCGGCCGGTGAAAGGTTCGTCCCTCACGCCTTTAGTATGAAGCAAGTCCTGAAACCAGATCCGATCACACCGCTGCGGCAGAAGAATATAGGCAGGTATACCGTAATTGAGATTCAGAGCCAGAAGTGTTTCCACAAACTCAGCTGCCATGCTGTATGGCGGGTTACACCAGATGCGCGGCTTCTTAGAGCTTTTGTGGAGTAGTCCATTCGTCATTTCTAGTCATCAATTTATACCGTTTTTCTTTACCGTGAGAACACACTAGCGAAAGCTTTTGTTTCCGTCAATTATCTTTTTACGTAATCCAGATAATATTTATGGTCATCTCCGAGCCAGTTTTTAAACATAGATAAATCCCTGTCTCCCCGGTACCCGATCATGTCGTGTCCGGTGCCAAGTCCGATTCTTCCGGCCATGCCTTTAATACCTATTGACATATTAGTATTCGATAGAAGAACTGAGGGTACGCCGCGCTCAAGTGCCTGTCTCCACAGTTCGATATCAAAGTAATACTCTCCGCTATGTACCGCTTCAAACAATAGCGGTAAAGCTTCGCTCCTCAGTGCGGTATGGCAGAGTGATGCGTGTTGATAGTTGTTCATCTGCTTCCAGCCGGGGGTCTGCAAGTGGTAGTACCGTGAATTAGAGAGTCCTGCAATGTGGGAACTCTCAAGCAGCGTCATCATGAGTCTAAGATAATGAGGAGAATAATACTCATCGTCTTCGATAATGAATATAACATCTCCGGTAACTTTCTCGAGTGCGACGTCCATGTTGTAGCGTTGAGTGTTTATCCCAGGCTTCCATTCCTTCGGGCCTCTGATGTAAATCTGGCCCATCGTACAGACCGTAGGATTCATAGGCGAATCATCTACAACAATCCACTCCTTTATTTTATGAGGAGCTAACCCTTGCTGATTCTTTATCCACTGCTCGCAGAGTTTGAACGCCATATGCCGGCTTCCGGTGGGGGTGATGAGAGAGATTTTCATTTGTACTCTTTAATTTTCACTTTAAGTAAGTCTAGGTATTTCACGGCCACAGGATCGTAAACTTCATTCTTATCGTGATGGCGGAACGATTCTTGTATATCTTTTAGCATCGTGCCGGTGCTGACTCTCGGCATACTTTTTCTGATGAAATATTCATCGTAGCTTTTTACGTGATAGTGATTGATGCGTATTCTTTCGGCACTCGGAGGGGATTTTATAGCGTAGTGGGTAGGTAGCGCTACCTTGTTTTCATTAACAGCAGGAGTCTTAAGCATGAAGCTATGAGGATCTTTTCCTCGGCTTATGGTACGGGCCGGCTGAATGATGCTTTTCACATGCCGGCTTGGTTCTACTCCTCTCCAGCGGAACCTGTCTATAACCGAACCCCATCGAAACGGATCTATAGATTTACTTCCGTAAAGCTGCCAGTGAACGGCTAGAGCAGAAAAGTTTTCGAACTCTTTTAAAAATTGAGGCAGAGGACTCTCAGCCAGTAAAAATTCATCGCAATCGATTACTGCCATCCACCTGGTAAGATTTCCGTAGTCTCTTAACGCAGCTTCGATCATTGGAAACTGCTGAGCCGTTCCGTGAAGCCTGTTTAAAGTGACTACACCTTTTGCTTCATAGCGCTTGAGGATTTTATAGGTATCATCGGTAGAGTCATTTTCGTAAATAAAGAAATGCTCTACTCCATGGATCAGGTGCCAGCAGATCCACTCTTCAATATACCTCGCCTCATTCTTAACTATCGCAGCAACGGTCAGGTAGTAGCTCACTTGAATCCCTCAAAAGCTTTCTTATGATCGAGCGCTACATCTTTCCAGGTTCTAGGGGTATTTAACTGTCTTAGGATGTACTGTAATTGCTGAAGATTATTTTTCACGTAATGTATGCAGGGGTAATCCCAACACCAGCCAACGTCCGGGGCTATGATTGGAACGCCGGCCGCTATCGCATCTAGCACAGGCATAGGACCACCTTCTATCTCGGAAGTAACTATTAAGTAATCAATGTGACTATAGAATACTGCCCTGTCCTCTATGTCTCCGCTCAGAGAGTCGTAGTTAATACTGAACTCTTCCTTCAGCTCCTCTACCCAGTGAAGATTCTTACGTCCGGTGTTGTAGTTCTTACCTACTATTCCGAAAACTTTTTCTCTATGAAGGTCGCTTCCGAAGTGGATGATAGCGGGTAGAGGTGTTCCGCGCTTTCTGTACGCTATTAGATCGGCCGCTGTGCTCGCAGACATCGCTATCTTGTAAGTAGAGTCTTCGGCAACCTGTATAAACATCGCCTTCTTCCCGCCATCTTTTTCAAGATGAGTAAAGAGGGGAACCTTTATAGGAGCGGTCGCCTCCCTGTACTGATAGTAAGGAATGCAGTAATCGATATCCGCTCCAGGTGTGTTAATGGTCCAGCCCAAATGAGAGTTGAGTTCCCTTGCCAGCCGGCCGAGGATCCATCCGAGATCCCCTTCTCTTATGACGATATTTATTTTCATGCTTCCACCCATTCTCCATTTACTCTTTTCAAGCGAACGGATTTTGCGTCCGTAGCTCCGTCTGTTTGTTCCAGCTCATCTTGTACTAATTTTATATACCCGCAGATATCCCGATACGAATCGATGTACAGAGGATTGCCATTCAAGATGCGGCCGATCTTATGGACCACCATATCAAGCGCTTCCTTCATTGAAGGGTAAAGCTTTTTCCATCCAGGTGCATCTCTCATCACATCTTTAAGGCCCTGAGTAATCTCTGCATGTCCATAGAATACGCCGTAATCCTTACCGCGCTCCTTCAGAGTCTCAGATATTTCGGATAGAGGTACAGCCGCACGATTAGTAAGCTCACTTGCCATTTCTAAGGTTCCTCCATAAATTTAAAAAATTAGTCTCAGCTACTACCGGATCGCCGTTTAATTTGTCCAGCCTTAATCGTAACTCAGGGGCCGGCAACTCAAGATCCCAGTCCCTGTCACACGGCTGAAGGATACCCACTTTCTCAGTGTGCAGCATTTTTAGATCGGCCTGCTTTACCTCATCAATATAGAACTTATAAGCCTCCAGGTTAAACGCTCTCGCTATTGCCAGATCGATAATGCGCTCTACTACTCCTAGACTTGTAGGTTTCACAGGACTACAGATATCTCCGTAGCCGGTGTAGGCTTCATGTGCATCATGGAGAAGCCCGTATATCTTCAGCTCATCCGGTAACAGGTTTGCAACGTGAATCGAATGCTCAGCTACTGAGTAGAAGCGGTTCGTGTGTCCTCCGAATCTGCAGATATGAGACAGAGCTTTTGCTATCACCTCAATACTGATGTCTTCCGGCTTCGGGTTTGAAGGCTCGAACGGCCGGCCATCTGCGAGCTGGATCCAGGGTACACGCGGGGTAAAAGGTATTTTTGCTGGATTCATTAGAATGCTTTACCTCCGTGTCTGTGCTCTCTGCTCTTATTAAATTCGTGCTTATCTACTATTGCGCCGACAAGATCGAGACAGCGAGCCTGGCAGAAATCCATAATCCGGATTACACAATCCGCAAGCTCTACCTCTACGCCTGGCCGGCTGGTGAGTTTGTCGTCCAGTAATCCGCCTCTTGCAGCTTCGAGTGCTTCAGAAAGTTCCGAGTGCATGAGTGCTATGCAGGTTCCATCTTCTCTCGGCTTATCCCACCAGCCTTTTTCTATGGCGAGATTGTGAACCTCTTCCATGAAACTCTGCATCTCGAACAACAGCTGATCTCTTCTACGTTTCAGTATCATTATTTTTTCTCCTTACTTTGTTGATAGTCTTCGAATGTTAAATACTTGACCTTGCCTGGCAACGTCTTCCCTGATGTATCTAATTCTCTAGCTGCCAGGAACGCCTCCTTCTTCTCCTTCTCAAGCACATTTATTTTCTGGTCCATGGTAAATATGGTGTGCTCCAGAATCGTAATCACGCTTTGCTTCTTATTAAGATCGTGCTGCACCTTTGCCGACTCGGCCTGAGCCTCACACCTGAGATAAGTTTCCTTCAGCAGCTGATCAGATAATCTTGCGCTCGTAATTCTCCTCTCCTCCAGCTCCTTCTCAAGCTTCGGGATGAGATCGGAATAATACTGAGGGTTATTTAAAATATCCCGCTCGAATACTGAGTAGATTGCTAATACCGGATCCACTCTCGAGGGAAGGTTCTCTTGCCACGCCGGCCGCTTATTCATTTCTTTCCTTTTAATCTATCAATTTCCGCCTTTAGTTTTTCAACTTCATTCTCCAAAGTCCGGATAGTGCTGCCGAGGTAACTTATCTCCTGCAAGCATGTTCCAAGCTGAGCGCCTTCGCTTAACTAAAAATATCCGGTGCTGCCGGTGGATTTGTACCTCCAACAGCTTCAACGAGATTTTCAAGATGTGTAGTAGTCCTTGATTGCAGTCCCACCTTCTCTATGTAGTCCGTTCTCTCAGTCAGTATCTTGAACACTCGCTCGTCAATACTTCCCTCAATCATGCACTTTATGATCTGCACCGGCTCCTTACTTCCGATTCGGTGAATTCTCTTTAAGCTCTGAATCCACAAAGTCGCCACAGTAGGGAACTGCACATATATGCCGATGGACGCAGCGGTAAGATTGATACCGACACCTCCACTCTGCATATTCAGGACTAACGTATCGAGACTTCCCTCCTGGAAGCTGTCAATAAGTTCTTGCCGCTTGACCGCAGAAGTAACCTGTCCGGTTATCTTATCTACAGTCCGGTCAGTGTGAGTTCGAATCTCATGAACCAGTTTATCCGCAACATCCTGGTGCCAGATGAACAGCACAACTTTCTTTCTAGCTGGATAGGTATTCAGTAGCTCAATTACCGATGGGATCTTGTCCAGAGCATTTGCACGTAGCCGGCTCTGGTGCTCTGCTTTAAGCTCTACACCTTCCCATATCCGATTCTGCATCTCCTCCATCTCAAAATCCGTAAACGATTCCGAGTTCGGAGCATCCGCAAAGTAATCAGTGAAGGTCAGAGGCGGTAAGTCCTTCTTAACTTCCTCCTGCTTCCGGCCGAGCGCGCAAACTTTGAAGACCTTATTCAGTTCAAGGAGTGTCTCAGCGTTAAAGCCCTTATACACGTAGCCCTCATATGCCCTAGCGTCAGGTATCTTCTGGCAATATCTCCGCTTGAAATGCTTGAGGCTCCACTTGTCGTAGAGCTTCGGAATGATGAGTCTCAACGTCACGTAATAATCTGAAGCACACTTTGATGCCGGTGTTGCCGTTGATAGCCAGACTCTTTCAGCGTTCTGAGTAATCTGCATGAATACTTTGCAGCGCTGTGTCTCTTCATTCTTTAAGTAGAAGTGACTCTCATCCGCTATCACCAGATCCCATTTCTTAAGAAACTTATGAGCCATGTTGCCGACAAGCTTATCGTGGTTCGTTATGGTGTATTCAGCCGCACCTACGCCCCACTTCTTAACCTCTCGCTGCCAGTTAATAACAATTGATTTTGTACCGAAAACCAGTACACGTAATGGAGTCTTTGAAAAATACTGCAAGAGGTTAACAGCAACAACCAACTGAATGGTTTTTCCAAGCCCCGGATCATCTGCTAAAAGGAATCTTGTTTTCTGGAAGAGAATCTTGATGCCCTCGAACTGGTAATCGAAGGGCTTGACGCCGGCACCCACAAGCGCCGAGGGTACACAGTTCTTTACTATGAATTCGTTATCTACTATCTGCATATTTTACCGTTTTAATGCAGTACCAAGTGAGCAGGCTGTTAACCCTCTGATAGCGTCAGATTTCCGTATGCTTCAACACACGGCTTTTTCTCACTTGATACATGCGGTACACTATATTAGCATATCAGAACCTGTCAATTACTTAAAATTACCGGCTCATGAAAAAACAAACTGAACTAAAA